TCCCAGTACACGAACAATAGTATTGTAATGATTTTATATAATAAAAATATGCAGTTAAATATTTTGAGTTTGAATTTTGAATAGTAAAAGCTTGAACAAAATAAATACAGGCCAAAGCAAATGATTCCGAAGATTTTATAGAATCTGATTGCTTTTGGATTGTGGTATTAAATGTGATTTGTGTATTATTTATCTGTTTATCAAACTTGATCTTTGTATTATCTAAATCTTTTTTTATTTCTTTTACATCTCGTTCGATACCAATTGCATTATATATATTCCAGCCTATTAATATTGTTACAAATATTCCTAAAACAGCAACAACCCATCCATAAAAAGAGTTATTATCATATTTTAATATATATGCGGTTCTATAATTAGCTATGGCTATTGCAGAAATAGAAAGGAAAAAAGAGATTATTAAAAATAAAATTGTTAAAATTTCCTTAAGTTTGAGTTTGTTTCTTTTGAGCATAATATCATATATTAAGTTTGTTCTTTAGTTCATTATATAAATCAGGATTTCTCATGTCCTCCCAATAATACTTTTTGTATCTGCTCCTGCTGAATCCTTCCTTACTCTCATAGACAAGAATACATTCCTTATCACACAAAACAATCACCGAAGATAGAAGTAACTTGGCATAAGAGAATGCCTGAAGAAAGGCTGATTCTATTTCATGGTTGTTCTTCATGTGGTATTTTGCTTCAATCAATACCTTTGCTTTTTCTTCTTCTGGCTTGTTGTCATAATGAAGTGCATAATCCGGGAATATACGATGTCCTCTCCCTGCATGGATTGGCAACTGACGAATGTAGTCTTTATGCTCATACCACCCCATTTCATTCAACAATGGCTCCAGTAGTTTTTTCTCTACATCTTTTTCCTCCTTAATGACTATTCCTTCCGGCAATGACGGTGCGTATATTTGTGGAAGTACAGATGTGTCAAATCCTTTTGCTTCTATCATCCTCATGAGTTCTGCATAATCCTTTCCCGTAACCGGCCATCCATTGACTCCTTGAAAATTCTTTCTGATAAGCGGATGATTTGAAAAGTATTCGTCTGCTTTCAGCTCTTTTAATGAGATATGAGGAATTTCGATTCTGTCCCCTATATAAGTATTGCTATAATAATGGAAGAAAGGATCTATAACTCCATCTGTTTGCGCAATCCACAAACAGGTAATTGCACTAACAGGGGAAGTTTCATAGTGGACAAGAATATCTCCTCTCTTTGTGTCTTTGCTGGATTGCCAGAATCCGGTAGTCCATTCTTTACCATATCCCTTAATTAATCCTCCAATAAACCATGCCGCGGATGGTTTTGGCATTTCTGTATTATCTTCTTTGGTCAGGAGGTTTGGAACATAATCGTACATGAATGCGCTTAACTCATCAGGAGATAAACCGTTCTCGATTCTGAATTGATAGAATATCTTGCATAGTTCCCAATAATACATGCACCTAACTTTATAGTCTGGCTTCGCTGGTATTGGAGGTAATTCTATTTCAAAGTAGTCCGCAAGCCTTGTAAGCTGATAAAACTCATCTATGTAGATATAAGGGAAGAAATATTCTCCAAACAAATAATTCAACTCCATTGACAGGAATGGTACATACTCTAACATCCTGTCAAAGTCACCAATCTTTAGAACTTCCTCTGATTCTATTATCAGACCGGTGGATATGATTTCCTCATACATTTTTTCGGCATCATCCAGGGATTTTAATTCTGTACCTTCATATTCTGATACTTTATAGCACCAGAAATCTTCCAGTATTTCGCAAATCATTTTAGAATTGAACCCATCTTTAATTTGGGGATTATATCTCTCAAAAAGACGTTCTTCTTCTATCCATTCTTTTCTATCTCCAAAAGAAGATATGGCAGTTTTCCCAAAATGGGAAATCTTGTACAGATTCCAAAGGTACTGGTTGAATTTCATAACTATAATCTTTTCATACAGCCTAGAACTTGAAAAATATGTTCTATCATATTTTTAGGAAGTTCCTGAATTCCATATTCCGGAGATTTATTTGTAGGAACCAAAGTATAGCATTTAGGATCACTTGAAGGGCCTAATCTTTTAATCGTTCTCATTCCATTTGTCGTAACAATGGCATATACTTCACCCAAAGGAAGGAAAGACATATCTTCAATTTTTTTTAATGCTATAATATCTCCATGTGTGATCTCAGGCTCCATAGAATGTCCTGTAACATTGCACCAACAGGTTGCTTCATTATATTTCTTGAAATCAATTAAATACTCAGGTTTTGTTGTTTGATCATTTAAGACGATATCAAATCCTCCTATAAAATCTACATTATAATAGGGTACACCAACAGTGTAACTTATTACAGGTTCAGTTTCTGTTTTCTTATTATCAATGATAAAATCTGAAACCTTAAACTTGTCAACAGAGGCAGCATCAAATCGAGCGCACAACTTTCTATATTGTTCAGGTTCTAAATCCCTCATAGACTTTTCCATACCTGAAACATTAGCTTGACCACATTCAAGAATATCAGCAATATTCTTTTGGGTAAGTCCAAATGCTTGTCTGAATCCTTTTAAATCGTACATATCAGTAATATTATTTCGGTAAAACTAAAATAAAGTTAATATCACTGATATTTTCACTGTAATATCAGTGATATATCAATAATATTAGTACATTTGCATATCGAAACTAAGATACGAAACAAAGATAACAAATAACATCAATAATACACACGATTATGAAAAGAAATGTATTACACGAGATTATGAGCCTTGCATGGCAATTTGTAAAACGCAATGGATTTACAATGAGTGAAGCGCTCAAATGCGCTTGGGCTAACATGAAGCTGAAAGCAGCTATGAAGCAGAGAATAGTTAAGTTCTACTTCAAGAAGGTAGACGGCAGCATCAGAGAGGCCTACGGTACACTGAAAGAAAACCTGATACCTGCGACAAGTGGTGATAACAGAAAGAAGAATGACACCGTTCAGGTGTACTTCGATACAGAGAAACAAGAATACAGATGCTTCAAGAAAGCTAACCTTTTAAATATCGCATGACTATGAGAGCAACAGAAGTCAGTAACAAGTTAGATGAACTCTACAGAGAGTTAGAATCTGTTAGAGGCATGTCAGAATCAGAAGTTTGCAGCAAATACAATGCAGACTGCAAGCAAGACATTGAAGATATTATCGAAGAAGAAATAGAGGCGTTGAAGTCTTACGATTGCGATGATTACAGCGAAGATGACGGTATGGACTACATCAACCTGCAACAGTCACAAGGATTGCCTGTAATATGCTGGTAACAAATATACCCTGCTGACGGACTGAACGGCAGCCGGCAGCGAGAGCCGGGCAGGGTTCTACTTGATTGGTTCTTTGACGTAATGGAAATTTTAGGTGTACCGCTACACCTGACGCAAAAGGGGTTCGACTGAGTAGCGATAGCGGCACGGTGAAAAGGATGCGAGTAAGGGACTGACAAGAAGCAAACGCAGCGCATTAATCACCGCGAGAACAAAAACGACTTATACGATTGCAGGTGGCCGTAGGTCGGCTACAAAGACAATCTTCACTGATTAGACACCAGCAAGAACTATATATCCCGTGGCTTATCAAAGGTTTGGTAAGTAGTAAGGCAACCACCGGAACGCCCACGGGGACGAATTTTAAAACGCACGATTATGAAAAAACTTCTTTTTCTCTGTGCATTATCAGTGGTGGTGATGCACTTCAATCAAGACCTATCCGCTATGTATTGGGTTGGTCTTACCGGATTTACATTAACAAGTATATTAATTGCAAAAAGATTAGATGATGAACGAGCTGCAAGAAATAATAAAAAGCATCTGTGATGACTTTGCAGACATCAATGCTATACTGGCGGCTCGTTCTCGTGAGCTTGACAGACGCGAGCTGTTCGACAAAGAGATAGAAACAGAAATCAATAACATTAAAAAGAATAGACATGAAAACAAATGAAGAATTGCGGGGAATGACGCAGGATGAACTTGTGGCATACGCACAGAATTTACAAAGTGAATCTGAGGAATACCAAAAATCAATGTTTTACTATATGGAAGAAAAGAAAAAGATTGAATCGAAGTTTGAGAGTTTCAAGAACATGGTTAAATCGTTGGTCATTTTAGTTGATTAGTTTTTATGAGTTATAAAAAATGGGTAAGTGCCGGGCTCTGAGGTTCGGCATTTTTATTGGCAGGTAGTTCAGGCGGTAGAACACCATGTATGGGTTAGCATGGAAGTCACGGGTTCAAGTCCCGTTCTGTCAGCAAACAATCAAATACTTAAACTATGGTAAGAGAAATTACAGTAGACGAAAATTACCAGACAGTACGGCTGTTTGACGCTATGAAGAAAGGGGACATTTATAAGGTCCCGTATGACAAGAAACGGCATAACGGAATCAAGCTGGAAGCCTCACGACGTAACCGTGACCTCCGCTTGATCGGAATCTTAAAGAACAAAATGGACGTGAAGTACAGGGTGTCGGCAACAGAATATCCGGGCTTCTCAGCAATTATCTGCTTAAAATAAGGAGGTGCTTATGGAAATAGATGCATGGCAGTTGCAAGTCCTAATCAGAGAGGCTGCAAAAGAGGCTGTTGCTGAGTTTGCGAGGCATCTTGAACCATCTAAGGACGAAATTACTTATAGTCAGGCATGTAAGGAATTTGGAGAAGGATGGTTAGACCATCAAATAGCTATCGGTGCAGCCAAATGGTTTCGTAAGGGTGTATATAAGAACTCCCCTAAAATCTTTTCACGAAAAGAGCTGAAGGCTTTGAAAGAGGGGCCTTCAAAAGTATTGAGAAATTGTTTTTAAAATAAGTGTATTATGAGTTTGATTAAGAAATCTAATGAATTGGTAATTCCTTCCACCGTTAAGATGATGATTTACGGTCAGGCAGGTATGGGTAAGACAACAGTAGCTTTGAGTGCACCTAAACCATTATTACTCGACTTTGATAATGGTGTGAAACGTGTAAATATGGCTCATCTTGACGGTATAGACATCGTTCAGGTAAGTTCATGGCAGGATGTTCAACAAGTATTACAGGAAGATCTTTCGTCTTACCAAACAATCGTAGTAGACACAATCGGTAAGATGATGGATTTTATTATCTCTTATAAATGTGGCACTAGGCAGCCGCAGATTAGGGACTGGGGCGGAATTAACGCTGAGTTCTCATGGATGACACGCACTCTTTCATCATTAAATAAGAATGTAGTGTTTGTAGCTCATAGGGATACACGAAAAGAGGGGGACGATACGGTATTTATCCCTGCTTTGCGAGAGAAATCCTATAATTCTATTGTGACAGAACTCGATTTGCTTGGGTATTTGGAAATGCGTAACGAGAACGGTGTGCAGAAGCGTACAATCACTTTCGATCCGACATCAAGGAACGACGGTAAGAATACCTGTAACCTGCCCGGATTGATGCAGGTTCCAACGATACTTGACCGAAACGGAAATCCAACTGCCAAAAATGACTTCATTACCTCAAAGGTGATTGTACCCTATCTTAACATGTTGCAGGTAAAGAAAGAAGAAGCTGCAAAGTATGATAAGGTGATTGCTGAAATCAGGGAGAACATTGAACTTATTACTGATGCCAATTCTGCAAATGAATTTGCTTCACGCATCAACGAGTTTGAACATGTAGGCAGTTCTTTGAATATGGCCAGAAATCTGTTCTCTGCAAAAGTAAAAGCTCTTGGACTTATATTTGATAAAGAAACTAAGACCTATGCAGACAAAGCGGCTTAAATTCAAATTCTATGCCACGCTTTTGGATGCTTTTACAAGCTATCTGAAAAGTGATGCTATTTGGGAAAGGTATTGGGGATTCAGCGAGAATCCCCCACATACCCCTGAAGAGTTTAGGCAGAAGCAGTTCCAAAGCCTGATTGATACAATAAACCGTGTACCGTTCGACAGTGAAGCAGCCGACAAGGGTACAGCTTTTAATGAGGTAATAGACTGCATGATTGAGAATCGGAAATCAGATAAGGTACAGGTGGAAAGATTGTTGTCTGATATGGTTGATGGCAGACAATCGGTAGTAGGATTGCGAGCAACTTTTAATAACCGCCAGTTTGATTTTCCGATTTCCATCTGTCGTGAATTTGCCAACTATTACAAGGGTGCTTTAACTCAGCAACGGGTAGAATCAATCCTACCAACTTGCTTTGGAAATGTACTTTTATATGGCTATATAGACGAGCTGATGCCCATGTCCATCCACGACATCAAGACCACCGGCAGTTACTATGTGGGCAAGTTCAAAGACCACTGGCAACACTTGGTTTATCCCTATTGCCTGATGCAGAGTGGTAGTGATGTCAGGCTGTTCGAGTATAACATCACGGACTTTCGTGCGACCTATACCGAAAGCTATACTTTCGTTCCCGAACGGGATATCCCCATCCTCACTAACCATTGTGAGGACTTTATCCGGTTCTTGAATGACAACAGAGATTTGATAACCGATAAGAAAATTTTTGCAGAAGATGAGTAACCAAGTAACCGGACGGCTGGTTTATATTGGCCAGCCCCAAGAAATCCCATCCAAGAACGGTGGAAACCCGTTTGTGAAACGTGAGTTTATCCTTGACGCTACGACACATGATCCATATACAGGTGAACGCAGTCAGTATGAGAATATCCTGCCGCTAGAAGTTTCAGGTGACAAATGCACCGAACTAGACCAGTTCAGAATCGGTGATGTGATAACGGTTTCATTCGTCTTGCAAGGTCGGGAATGGACAAATCAGGACGGACAGGTGAAACGGATGGTGTCCATCCGCTGCTATAAACTGGAAGCCCGTCAGCCAATGCGCCAGCCAGCATCCATGCCAGCACAGCAACCGGCACCGATACAAACGCCAACCATGGCACAGGCGTTTCCACCTGATGTAGATGCTAACGGAAATCCAAAAGACGATTTACCTTTTTAGCCTATGAGCATTTTCAACTTGAAAAATGAGTATGACATACCCAAATTCAAAGATTATGTAAATAAGCTGTACAAAGAGCGTGCGGTTGTGGAACTTAAGAAAAAGCATCCTAACCGCACACTTGCACAGAACAGTTATCTGCATCTACTTTTGGGGTATTTCGGTAGTGAATACGGTTGCAGCCTTGATGAAGCAAAAATCGACTTCTACAAAAGGACCTGCAACCGTGATTTGTTTGAGAGAAAAGCGGTCAACAAGAAAGGTAAAGAAATAACCTACTTGAGAAGTTCTGCAGAACTGACTACAAGTGAAATGACCCTGAGCATTGATCGTTTCCGAAATTGGAGCGCATCGGTAGCCGGCATCTATCTGCCTTCAGCCAACGAACAACAGATGCTAATTTTTGCACAACAAGAAATCGAACGTAATAAAGAGTTTATTTGACTATGGACAAATTTTTAGGACAAGACATCCCTGAACAGGAACGATGGCAGTTCCTTCAGGACAACGCCGATGCGGTAGAGAAAATCGGATATACTCATCGATTCACCCCCGAAGAACTGGCTCAGAAGAAAGAGACTTTGGCTGAGGTATCAATCACCATCAACGATGTTGAATTGGAGAAGAAAGAAGCTATGGAAAGCTTCAAAGAACGATTGAAACCTTTGAATGAAGAAAAGCAGGAACTTCTGGACCATATCAAAAGAGGTTCAGAGTTCGTGGAAAATGAAGAATGCGCAAAATTCCTATACCATAAAGAAAAGATGGTAGGATTCTACAACAAGTTAGGTGAGCTGGTTTATAGCCGCCCGATCATGCCACAAGAAATGCAAAAGACAGTATTTAGTATTAACCGTAAAACTGGAACAGAATCATGAGTGAAAACAAAATCAATTTGGTAGTACCGAAAGAGTACAATGGTACCCCCATCGAAGTAGTATTGAGAGAAGGTAAAGCATCCGTAGCCCTTGACCCGAAAGAACCGGAGAGAGTAGGTATCAATGGAACGATAGAAGCACCTTTCAGATGGCTGGAAAAGCGTGTCGGACTGATTAATCAGAAATCGGCCAATATCATTGTGAACCGTAATAAGATGTGTCTGACTTTGACCATTGATGAAACCAATTATTACCAGACGGTAATTAGTGGAGTTTTACAGGCTTCAAAGGAAATGCAGGAGTTTGGTATCAATACAGAAAAGAAGTGGGAACCCATTAAGCTGTCCCAGTTCTTCAAGATGCACCGTGCCTTCTTCAAGGATAAATCTGAGAACATGATGCTGGTTTCCACTTTGAAGAATTTCAAGGCCAAAGTAAATCAGGACATTGAACGCAGCAAGGAAGAAAACGGGAACAAGACGGACAACTATTCTCAAGTGGTTGATTCCAATCTGCCAAAATCGTTCAAACTGAATATCCCTCTTTTCAAAGGTTTTGCCTGTGAAGAAATCGAAGTTGAAATCTACGCCGATGTGGATGGACGGGAAGTTTCCCTTTCTTTGGTTTCTGCCGGTGCGAATGAGGCCATTGAAGAATACAAGAACAAGGTGATTGATGAACAGATTGAAGCAATTAAAGGCGTTGCACCTGACATCGTAATCATCGAAGTATAATTGACAGCCCGGAAAGACGGGCATACGGGCGCAAGCACAGGACGTGCTTTAGAGTGGAGTAATTGCGCAATATCTCCATGAACTTGCTTCATTGAATTAGCTAATATATGAGGCAAGTAAAACCGTGATGGTTGGGTGGGTTCGATTCCCACTGCGTCCACAAATAATCTCAAAAGTAAAGAATATGGAAACGAAAAAAGTAACTAAAACCGTTTACATCGCTAATGATGGAAAAGAGTTTCTTACAGAAGAAGAATGCAAGAAGCATGAAACATTTGTTGAGAAAACGCTTGAACGTATTAAGTATTTCTGTGTCAGATGCCATCCTGATTTAACAGAAACAGGATATTTTCAACATAAAATATATGTGGCAGTTTTCTCTGAACATTACTTTCAAAAAGAAGTGGCTTTCGAATGGGCATTACAGAAATTTGGTAATCTCTTAGGAGAAAGCGTACAAGGATATGGATTCCAACCACACTTTAGTGTAAGTGAGGTTTCTAAAGAAGAATACGAGAATTGTCCACCAACTGAATGGGGAGGTTCAAAATTAGAAAGTGATAAAATATTCCTCAGTCCTAAATCGGTAGAGGGATTTCCTGAAAACATTGACTACATGAAAGAATGGAGATTCAAGTGATGCCATACTATATACGACGTAAACCAAAGAAGAAAGAAAAGCCTTTGCCGTTATTTGACAAGGCAGGTATCAAAGTAAAGAAGAAGCCTGATTTAGTAGCCAAACTCGACAAAGTTTTCAGCCGTTATATCCGGCTTCGTGATTGTATGCCAAACGGATATTTTCGCTGTATCTCATGCGGTCAGATAAAGCCGTACGAACAGGCAGATTGCGGACACTTCCATTCACGCCGCCACATGGCTACACGCTTTGACGAAGACAACGCCCATGCCGAGTGCCGGGCGTGCAACCGATTCAGTGCCGACCATCTGATACGCTACGAAGCGAACCTGAAGGCAAAAATCGGACAGCAGCGTTTCGACAAGCTGGCATGGAAAGCAGGACAGGCAAAGAAATGGACTGATTTTGAATTAATCGAGCTCACAAAGTATTACAAGACTTTGGGGGACAAACTGAGTAAGGAGAAAGGCTTATGAGTTATGTTTTACGAGATTACCAGCAGAAAGCCAGTGACGCGGCTGTCAGTTTCTTTGCCAACAAAGCAAAGAAGAACAATGCCATCATGGTATTGCCTACCGGAGCCGGAAAGAGTCTGGTAATAGCCGACATCGCCAGCCGCCTCGAAGGGCACACGCTGGTATTCCAGCCCAGCAAAGAAATACTCGAACAGAACTATCTGAAGCTCTGCTCGTATGGGATTCTGGACTGTTCCATTTATTCTGCATCATTCGGGCGAAAGGAGATTTCAAGAATAACATTTGCCACTATCGGCAGCGTAGTCAACCATCCGGAACTTTTCCAGCATTTTCAGAATATCATCATCGACGAGTGCCATCTGGTCAACCCGAAAGACGGAATGTACAAGAGATTTCTTTCGATGCTGAAGTGCAAGGTGCTTGGATTGACGGCTACACCTTACCGCCTTGCATCAAGCAGGGATTTTGGCAGTATGTTGAAGTTTATCACTCGGACCCGGCCTTGTGTATTCTCTGAGGTCATTTATCAGGTCCAAATTTCCACCCTTTTGGATATGGGTTATCTGTCAAAACTGAATTATTATGAAATGAACCCTTTAGGATGGAATGAACTTAATCTGAAGGTAAACACGACCGGAGCCGACTACACAGACAAGTCTGTCGTAAAGGAGTATGAGCGTATCGATTTTTACGGGTTTCTGGTCAGCATTGTACAAAGACTAATGAACCCTAAAAGCGGGATAAAACGAAAAGGTATATTGGTCTTCACGAGGTTTTTGAAAGAAGCTGAACGCCTTACCTGGTCTATTCCCGGAGCGGCCATCGTTTCAGGAGAAACCCCAAAGAAAGAGCGCGAGAGTATTCTTGAGGCATTCAAGGCCGGAGAAATTCCGGTGGTGGCCAACGTAGGTGTACTTACTACCGGATTTGACTATCCTGAACTGGATACGATTGTCATGGCCCGTCCAACAATGTCGCTGGCTCTTTGGTATCAGATAGTTGGCCGCGCCATCCGTCCGCATCCGAGTAAAGAGGCCGGATGGATTGTAGACCTTTGCGGAAACAAAAAGCGATTTGGAGAAGTGAAGGATCTTCGCCTTGTTGATAGTGGAAATGGTAAATGGGCTGTATACTCTAATAACAGGCAGTTGACTAACGTAAGATTCTAAAACTATGGAAGAAGGATTTTTGAGGCTAAGCCGCAGGTTTTTCTCGAATGAAATGTGGAAAGTTGCCCGTGAGTTTTCGGAATGCGAAGCGTGGCTTGACTTGATTCAGTCAGCACGATTTGAGGCAACCGACGAGGCGTATAGCGAACTCATCGGAGGTCGGGAAATCTCTTATTCAAGAGGTCAATATCCAGCATCCATATCGTTTTTGATGAAACGTTGGAAATGGTCTGAAAAGAAAGTCAGATATTTTCTTTCCAAATTGAAGAAGAAGGGGATGATTACAACTTGCAACCAACAGGGTATGACTGTCATAACCCTATGCAATTATGATGACTACAATCCTATCAAGGACAAGCCAAAGGACAATGGTAAGGGCATAGATAATGATAAAGAGATCAATGACTTAAAGGTGTCTATGGGCGAACTAAGGGCAGAGCTAAGGGCAATGTCACAAAAAATGGCTGATAAGATTGAAGATTTGGGGCAAGGTAAGGGCAATAAGAAAAAGAAAGATAAAGATATTAATAATATTATTCCCCCCACACCCCCCAAGGGGGAGGGACTTAACATAAAAGCTCGTTCTCTTTTTGAAACCCATTACAGACGGTTGTTCGGAAGTGATTATTACTGGACGGCCAAAGATGCAGGGGCAATGTCCCAGTTGCTTCAGAAGCTGAAGTTCCAGCGGGAGCAAAAGCAGATGGACGTTGCTGAGGAATCAATCTTGTATGCTCTTCAATATCTGCTTTCATCCATAAAAGAGGGGTGGATATTCGAGAACTTCAGCGTAACGAACATTAATTCGAAGTTTAACGAGATAGTTTCCCAAGCCAAGAAAAAGGCTTATTCCAAAACTGATATAGGCGTAGTCCTGAAAGATAATTCTACAGAAAAATACAAAGATAAAGGCTGGTAACATGGAACAGATAGATTTCAGACTGACAATCGAAAGACTAAGGGACACCGGTTTCTCACCTGTACCGAACACGGTGGAGATTTCTATCCCGGATGCGAAAAAAGTCCTTTGGGCAGGTATAAAATACTTCACGGGGGAAAATGCCAGATGGCTTCCGGAGTATGAAGAAGTTGCAAGCTGGCTGGCCAGCAATGGAGGTCGTGGTCTGTTATGCTTCGGCAACTGTGGCCGCGGAAAAACATTGATTTGTGGAAAGATTCTTCCTCTGGTCTTGAATCATTATTGCCGGAAGGTGGTAAGCTGCTACGATTCACAGCAGATGAACGCAGAATTAGACGCTGTAAAGCAAAAACATATCATATACGTGGATGATATAGGGACGGAGAATTTAAGTGTCAAATACGGTGAGAAAAGACTTGCTTTCGCTGAGCTGGCTGACGAGGCTGAGAAGAAGGGAAAACTTCTTATCCTGACTACCAATCTTTCGATTGACGAACTGAGGGAAAAGTATGGTGAGAGAACTATCGACCGTTTGAGAGCTATAACCAGAACCGTACTATTCAGCGGTGAAAGCCTACGAAAATGAAGATCACGATCTACTGGGTTACACGTGATTGGAATCTGATCAGAAAATTACGTGCCAAATATAAAATCCCCCAATATACTACAGTCAATGGGTTAACCGAGGCAGAGGTTGACGAACAAACATTAAGCAATCTCCGCAAGGGTGAGCCAAAGTATTTGATTATCAGAAAAATTGAATAGTTAAATAAAAAATAGCATGAAAACAGAACTTCTACAGAGGCATCTTGATATGCTCAAAATAGAGTATCAGAAAGCGTTATCTAAAAACGACAGGGTTGAAATAAAAAGGCTGTATGACGATATACATAATCTCGTCAAAGAAATAGAGATAGCCAAAGGTGAGGAAATAGTTCAGAAAGCCAAGGATTCCGGAATATTAACAAAAACGAGTCAAATTATATCCCTTGTACAACTTCTAATGTGTGAAACGAACAATCTATTATCCGAGATTGAGGACAATTTTAAATCAGCACAAGTAATGACAGACAGTATATTTCTTATGCAGAAAGAATACTATAAGTCTGCCGACCTCTATTTTAAAGAATTTGCAAAAATCGTAAAGCAAAATCAAATGGGGAGTGGCATGTTCAGCGATCTGGAAGAGTTCGACAACATGATACGCATATTTGCTGGTCTGAAGGATATGCCTAAGCCTTCATCCTTGATGGGTGGCTGCAAGCAGGCAGCAGGAAAGGCAAACGGACTCAGTCAAATGTGCCAAAAATGTCCATTAAAATATAATCCTGAAACGCTTATCTGTCAGGCTTGTGATAAGTCGTTTAAGGAGGGCTTTCAGAAGGGAGCTAAATGGTTGGAAAAGAAAAGAATTGATAGAATAATGAACAAAGACAAGGAGGTAAAACATGATAACAGAAAATGATCCAATGCTTCCACGTAAAGTGGATTTGGAAAAGAATCCGTCTGGGACTGAATTGAAAATCGCTCAACATCGGGAACTGGAGAAACATGGAAAGTATGTCACTATCCCCGGTGACAAGACTCATACGAGGATTTTCGTCCGTAACGGTGAGGGTGCGAGAAAAAAGATAGCTGCGTATCTTGATAGGATAAATAACCGACCTCAAAGATGGAACTGATATGATAAAGTTACTCTATATAGACCTTTTCTGCGGTGCTGGGGGAACCAGTACCGGAGTAGAAAACGCACGTTACGCAGATGAACAATGCGCTAAAGTAATAGCATGTGTAAACCACGATGCAAACGCCATCGCCAGCCATGCTGCCAACCACCCGGATGCGCTGCATTTTACAGAGGACATCAGAACACTGGAACTGTCCCCTTTGGTGGCTCATGTGGAACGGATGAAGAAAATTTATCCGGATGCATTGGTTGTGCTGTGGGCCAGCCTTGAATGTACGAATTTCAGTAAGGCCAAAGGCGGTCAGCCACGGGATGCTGACAGCCGGACACTGGCTGAACACCTGTTTCGCTATATAGAATCCATTAACCCTGACTATATACAGATAGAGAATGTCGAGGAGTTCATGAGCTGGGGAGATATGGACGAACATGGACATCCTATCAGCAAGGATAAGGGACGATGCTATGAGAAATGGAAACGGAACGTGAAGCGATATGGTTATGATTTTGACTGGCGAATCCTAAACGCTGCCGATTATGGTGCCTATACTACTCGCAAGCGGTTCTTCGGTATCTTTGCCAAACGTGGACTGCCGATTGTATTCCCAGAACCGACACACTGCAAGGATGGGAAAAACGATATGTTCGGACGATTGGAAAAGTGGAAGCCAGTCAAGGATGTACTGGACTTCTCAGATGAAGGAGAAAGTATCTTCTGCCGGAAGAAACCGTTGGCCGAGAAAACTCTTGAACGTATCTATGCTGGGTTGATTAAGTTTGTAGCTGGAGGGAAAGAGGCTTTCATAGTGAAGTACAACTCTATGAGCCGGACGGGAAAATACCAGGCACCAAGTATTGATGAACCATGTCCGGTTGTAGCAACACAAGGACGGCTTGCATTGGCCAAGGTAAATTTTCTTTCCAAGCAATTCAGCGGCCAACCGGAAAGCAAGAACATATCTGTAGAAGGTCCTGCCGGAACAATAACCTGCAAAGACCACCACGCTTTCGTGTCGGCCTATTACGGAAATGGTCATAATCATTCTGTAGAACAGCCTGCACCTACGGTTACGACTAAGGACAGACTAGCATTGATAAATTCTGTTTTCATAGATAATCAATATGGAACAGGAAAGCCTACATCGATAGAAAAGCCGGTTGGTACAGTAACTACAGTACCAAAGTTCAATATGGTAAGTTGTAAACCGTGGATAATGAATACAGCTTTTTCAAATATTGGGAGCAGTATCGAGCAACCTTCACAGACCATTACAGCTAACCGCAAATGGCATTACTTGATGAATCCGCAGTTTGCCAGTGCTGGAGGTTCAGTGAACAATCCTTGTTTTACATTGATTGCTCGAATGGACAAAATGCCGCCTTATTTGGTAGAAGTTGAAGGAGGTATCGGCATACAGGTCATACCCGAGGATAGTCCGATGACTGTCAAAATTAAGGAGTTTATGGCTCTCTATGGCATCATCGACATCAAGATGCGTATGCTACGGATTGCTGAATTGAAAAAGATTATGGGTTTTCCGGAAGACTATGTCTTGATCGGCCCGCAATCGGACCAGAAGAAGTTCATCGGTAATGCCGTGGAGGTGAATATGGCACGTGTTCTTTGTGAGGCTATCTGTAAGGAGATTATAAGAAAAAGAAAAGTTGCGTGATATGGGAAAACAGGAAAGCGTGAGCGATTTTTATCAGTATGCAAAAGATTTGGCCAAGGCTGAAAGGGAACTGAAGGTTGAGCGATGGGTTGAAGTCACTCTTTATTACGGATATGCAGATAAACAAGTAAGTCTTTATCACTACAACCTTCCCCGTGAAATGTATTTCCGCTACCAATGGGTGATTAGATGGAGGATGGCGAAATTGCAGTGTCAATATCCCAAACAGATTATTGGTATAAGTCTGTATCACTATGATAAGCGTTCAGGAGAATCAATGGAACTTAATAGTTGTCTGTCTAAACTGATTTCCGCAAAAGCCCAGATAACAAAAGCAGAACGAAAGATGAATGAGTACATCGAGCACAATCATCAGAACAACCTGTTCTTTGACGAAGACACGGACGAGGAACTGATCAAGTACCGGAGAAAACTGGAACGCAAGAAAATTGAGTGTGAAGAGTGTGAGAAACGATTAGAACAACTTGTAGAAAAAAGGAGGAGAGAAAATGGCTAACATTGTTAAATTGACCGGATGCAAGGAAGTTTCACATGATATATATGCTTACTTCACTTGTGATGCTGAAAAAGCATTGAAGGCTTTGGAGCTTGAGATACCGTGTACTGGAGCAAATAGCACTGGGGCATACAACATCTACTTTAATGATGATGGAAAAATTATCTGTGAATATATGACGTTCTGTGTTACACGTGAGTTTAAGAAAGTTTCATCCACACAGGATGCTGTTGAATGGATGGATAAGAAAATGAATGGAAATGAGTAAAACGAAATTGTATTACCTGTTCCTGGTAGTAATGTGGTGGCTGCTGGGATAGGTGGAAAGGAGATAAAATATGTACGAAAGAATGATTTGCATGAATTGTAAAAACTACGAGAACGGGAAATGTACGGTAAAATATTATGTGCAGGAAACAAGTCCTTATCATGAATGCGATGAGGTTATGCTTAGTGCAGACTTTGAGCCAGACGGTAAGCCTGTCATGTTTTACGAAGAAAGGAAGGAGGAAGATAATGAGTGAGAAAATAGTTCAGCCTAAATGTGAAAGCAAAATAATAGAACTTGATACCGTTCTTGAATACAGAAACGGTCAGGTGTTTATCAAGAAGATGAATACGAACGAAATGCCGGCAATACTTACATTCAATATTGTTGATGCATTGAATAAAACGATTGTTGAATATTACAAGAAAGACAAATGAAAGCAAAACTAACAAGACCATACGATATTGGTCAGGGTGTAACACTTATGAGTGGAACAGAAGTAGAGATAATTTCAGTAATGCCGATACCTGCCAGTACAGCATGTGTAGTTGAAATTGACGGGTATGGAAAGAGGATAATTGATACAGGCTACCTGAATGTAGATGAGAGTTACCTTGTGCCGGATTGGGAACAGCGTAGATATGAAATAGCAAAGGAATGTGTCTCTGTACTCATGAGTTGTGAAATAACTTTAGAAGATGCTGCAAAATTAAGTGTTGAACAAGCGGATGCACTTATTACTGAACTGAAGAAAAAGAATAAAGTATGAAAGCAATATCCATTAAACAGCCGTGGGCGAGTTTAATCGCTCACGGTATCAAAGACATTGAGAACCGTACTTGGAAGTGCCCTCAGAAGTACATCGGCCAAAGGGTGCTGATACATGCTTCAAAAACTACAGATGAGAATGGGTGGGAAGCATTAACGAGAGAACAGCTTTTTAAAGTAATTCCATATGAAAAAAAACTTTACGGAAATAAAAAAGAGCTTCCACATGGCGCTATCATCGGCAGCGTGGTAATAGCCGACTGCGTGCAGAACCATCCGTCTGTCTGGGCCGAGAAAGGTTGCTGGAACTGGGTGCTGAAAGATGCTGTTCTGTTTGATAAGCCGATTATGAATGTGAAAGGGAAGTTAGGTTTTTGGGAATATAAATTATGAGTATGAAACACAAAAGACATCAAACGGGAAGGCTATTCAGTCGAGATACTTACATGGAGATGCTGATAAAAGATAGCCAAAGGAACTTTGAAAGGGCAGAAAGACTATTGGGTGATTTGAAACTGAAAAACCATATTATAGCCGAGCTTGAAAAAGAGAACGAGGAACTTAAAAAAAGAGTAAACAAGCTTAAGGATGATGCAACATTTTATCACACTCAATGGGGAAAGGAGATAGACCTTTGTAAAGACTTGAAGAGAGAACTTGAATACGCAAAGAAGCGAAAATGGTGGATGATATGGAGTTTATAACTTACTGACAGCCCTTGTCAGTGCTTTGTGAATACCCGGTAACTGCTTTGTAGCGGTTATCGGGTATCATATTTTCAACCAATTAAGAACCAATTATTATGAACTTAAACAAATTGAGAGATAAAGCCTACCAGTGTGCAGTAACTCACGGTTGGCACGAAGAAAACCTGAGTGATGAACATTTCCTCTGTCTGGTCATATCCGAACTTATGGAAGCGGTGGAAGCAGACCGGAAAGGAATGCACGCTAACCGGGCTAATTTTGAATATTACATGAAACAGAGGAAACGTGATGATGGGGAATTTATGTACGCTTTCAAACACGGAATCAAAGACAGCGTGGAGGACGAACTGGCCGACGCCTGTATTCGCCTGTTGGATTTGGCCGGACTGAGAGGGTGTGATTTGGATAGCTTCGACTACGAGGGAAGCGATACGGAAGACTATTCCGATATGAGCTTCACGGAGGCCATGTTTCGAATCTGTGCCTATGTCACCGACAACTTCTACCGGAATGAACCATTTATCCTCCTGAATGAGATATTCGCTTTCTGTCGGGACAGAAATATCGACATCTTTTGGCACATCAAGCAGAAGATGAAATATAATGAACTTCGTCCGTACAAGCACGGGGATAAAAACTATTAAAATGAAACATATATTCTACACTATGATTTTTATGCTGGCTATGTATGAATGCGCAAAACTGGCTAATTGCAAGAAACTTAATAAACACATAAAAACCTTACAGGGAATGAATAAACTTGGGAAAACTTGGTATCTGAAAGCACATCCTTTACTTATACTTGCTTCGTTGATTGATTTGTTTGGACTGGTCTTGTTGGGAATAGGGCTGTTTTCAAGTCAGTGGTTATGTTTCCTAATAGTTATGGTTTTGAGCTTTAGTCAGTTTCAGAAACTTGGAGCATGGGCGATATGTCTGGATAGCTTAGTTACTATCGTTGTTTACCTTTTTGCAATTTTAAATACTTACTATTTCCATTTGATACTAATATAAAAAAAAGGGAGCCAGCCCACACGATTATGATTAAAGCCAACTCCCGTAACGAAACTTTACAAAGATAATGATTATTTTTAAAAGTTTCATACTATGACAAAAGAATTTTCATCTATAATGGAGCTAAAGGCTATTCGTGAGCAAAAATCAAGGCTTTCAGAACGTGAACAGGAGTTGTCTTCACCTGTATTGTGTGATACTTCTCTTATACCACAGATTTATTTCTGGTTCAAAGAGATACTTTCTGATACAGGTTGCCCTCCTAATATTGAAAGTGTAACCCAAAGGAAGAAGTTTCTTTTTATTGTTCTGTTCCTGTTTGCTCCAAGTGTGTTGGCTGGTGGACGCTTACCTAATGGAATCAGGGCTGAGATTGCCGGCGTATTTCCAGATGTCTCCCCGTGTGTAATATCAAACAATATCGCTGATGTTTCCTTTATCTATCAGCAGTATAAGGACTTTAGACAGGATATAGAATATCTTTACAGCCAAATTGTAGAAAGGCTAAAGGTCAAAGGACTAATCAAGTAAATAAGCCGGAGCGTTATGCTTCCGGCTTTATATTTATAGATGTGTTTTTAAATTATTTAATGATGTGTTTAGGAGAGATATTATTTCATTTAGTTTTTCAGATTTTAAAAACTCTTGAGAACGAGCTGTATAACTTCTGGTTTTAATAAATATTTCCCATGTTTTTTCTTTCTTGGTTGTTCTAATAAAAGCTCCTAAACTAACACCGTCTTTTGTTTTGTATTCACATTCGGTATAATTTTCTGGTAATGATGTTATAATATTATCTCTTATATAAGATAAAGATTTTATACAACCTTCGAGTTCATCAAAATCAAGCGTACCAATGTAAGTGTCAGTTCCTAAAGAAGAATAATATGATGTTTCTATTCGTAATGCACCTGTTTTTTCTCCAGTTGAAATATCGGTAACAATAATGTTCTGGAATGTTACCCCTTCAACCTTTCCGATATCATAAAAATCCTTACGTAAAAGCGCACCGTCTTTCTGTAGTAATCTAACTGTTTCGCTTTTTGACACTTCCTCTTCTTTGTTACTTTGTGCGTTGGCTGTAATTGCTAAAAACACAACAGCCATCATAAATAAAATTTTTTTCATAATGCTATATTCTTTTGTTTGTTAAACATTCAACTCCAATAACTTCTTTAAATCCTCAAACGAGTGAACCTCGTAAAGAGTTCCTTTTACTTTTACGTAACCGTTCACTTCGTAATTTTGTGAATTCCCTTCAAACAAATCAACGACATTTACCCCCAGTGCTTTAGCTATATCTCCTAACTTTCCAATGGTCGGATTCCCGGAAACAGCAGCATATAAAGCCTGATATGTTACTCCCATCTTCTTTGCCAAATCCTGCATGGTTATTCCTTGCTCCTTACAGATCTCTTGTACTCTAAGCATATTATTCAAATTATAGTTTGATGCAAAGATAGGAACAATTTTCAAATTATATATAGATATACTGAAGAATAATATCAAAAAATAATTTGAAAATTTTCTGCAAAAAGTTTTGTTTATTCAAGATAAAGTTTGATATTTGCAATCAGAAAATCAAAATATAATTTGAATAACAATTAAAATACACACGATTATGAAGACATTAAAAGAACAAGTAGAAGAAATTAAGAACATGAGAGGTTCTAAGGCTGCAAAGAAAGCTGCTTTCGTGAAATTAGGTTTGAGAAAATATGAAGTTGAACTTCTTATGGCTGAACTGCCTAAAACTATCAGAGAAACACACAAGTTTACTTTTGGTGTAGAGATTGAATGCCTGGTTGCTGCAAATATAATGAGAGAATGTGCAACAAGAAACGCAATGCCATTTCGCTATGAGGGTTATAATCATGAAGACAATAATCACTATTATAAGTTTGTTTCTGATTCTTCTATCAGAGGTGAAAATCCTATAGAATGTGTTTCACCTGTTCTTACAGGCAAAGCTGGTATGAAAAGTTTAGAAACATGCTGTAAGGCTTTGAATGAGGCTGGTGCACAAGTTAATATATCTACAGGTTTGCATGTTCATATTGGGGCTGCAAATCTATCTGATAAAGCTTATATAAATGTATTCGAGAACTATCAGAAATTAGAAAGAGTGATTGATACTTTCATGGCTAAGTCAAGGCGTGCAAACAACAGCCAGTGGTGTAGAACTCTTCAAGGCAAGAATTTTGACTTATGTATGACAAAGCATGATGTTTTTAGTGTAATGAACGGCAACAGATATTTTAAAGTAAATGCTTGTTCATATTCACGTCACAAAACAATTGAGTTCAGACAACATCAAGGTTCTACAGATTTTGAAAAGATTTCTAACTGGGTTAACTTCTGCGCTAAATTGGTTGCATGGTCTAAAAAGAACGTATTGAATTCAGAAGTTACTTCAATTGACGAAATACCTTTCTTGACTGCAAAAGAAAAATCATTTTTCAAATCACGTGCTGAGGTTCTTGCATGAGCCTCACACGATTAAAATCAGAAATTATGTGTTGCATTATATATAAACCTAAAGGTGTTCAGATGCCAACTCTGGACACCTTAAATAAAGTTCAGAGAATTAATCATCATGGCTATGGTTTTGTATCATCTAAGCATAGATACAAGACAATGAACTATCAGAAATTTTTGGATCATCTTTCTAAGGTAGGTGTAAATGAAGAATGTATCATTCACATGAGGTGGGCCACACATGGTTCTAAGTGTAGAAAGAACTGTCACCCCTTTGTCGAAAACGGCGTTTATTTTGCCCACAATGGCGTTTTGCCTATAAAATCGGTAAATGATATGACTGATAGTGAAATCTTCTTTAGAACTCAAGTTTACCCTCTTATAACGCAATATGGTTATGATTCTAAGGTGACAGAAGCTATGATGATGGCTGCTGTAGGTGGTTCTAAGTTTGCAATGATGTACAAAGGCAGAGTAAAGTTATATGGTGATTATACAAAATTGAATGGTGTGTATTATTCTAATTTAAGGTGGTTATGAAAATAAAGAATATTTTAGATAGCTTAAGCGAAAAGGTAGAATCCGGTAAAATAACACTTAAAGAAGCTGCTATTGAACTTCATAAAGCAGGCTGGATTAATTTTGTTGACATTGAATCAACTAAGAGATTACTTAAGTTATGAGTGGATGGATAAATTTTATAAGAAATCAAACAATTAGCATATTGTTTCGTATGTGTTGAATTGTTATTCAAAATTGTCTTCATAATTAGGTACCTTTGTGATAAAGGTACTATCGCGGGGTGGAGCAGTGGTAGCTTGCTACTTTGACTTGGTAGAGGTCGCGTGTTCGATTCACGCCCCCGCAACTAACATTTAAACTTTACACGATTATGGAAATACTTACTCTTATCATTAAACAGAAATTCTTTGACGAAATACTATCAGGTAAAAAAACACAGGAATTCAGAGAGATCAGGCCTACAACACAGAAGAAGTACTGCCGGCTTGATGCTGACGGATATTGTGTAGAGATAGACGGTGTTTTGCAGCCTAAGCACTACGATGCAATCCAGTTCTTTGTAGGTTACAATAAAGACAGAGCCAGCGCACTGGTAGAAGTCAAAGGTGCAAAGATAGAACTGTTTGAAGATGAGAATCACAATTTGATTGAATACACCTATCAAGGTGAGAACTATTTGGCAGCTCAGGTCGTTTATGACCTTGGCCGAGTGATGGAAAAGCATGTTTAACCCTTTAAAACTTGTTGTTGAGTCAGAACAAACAGAAGTACATTTTCAACGAGCAACTACCGTGGGGGCCGTACTGGATTGACAGACCCGAATACAGGTAGAACCTCTCAGGGCGGTAGATATATCACCCGCCGCCAGCAGTATTATAACGTCCGCACAGGACTTGGTATGAGTGGCGGATAATGACACTGCAAGAAAGGACATACAGCTATATTGACCTCGTCAGACAGAAGACTGACGGGGTTTTGCTGTTTCTGTCCTTGGGTAAGGATTCTTTAGTCTTACTGGACATGATTTATCCGAAGTTTGAAAGGATAGTCTGCGTGTTCATGTACTTTGTCAAAGGTTTAGAGCACATTGAAAGATGGATCGGTTGGGTAAAAGCCAAATATCCGAAGATAGAGTTCGTACAGGTACCACACTGGAATCTCACTTATATTCTTCGTGGTGGCCTATATTGCGTACCTAATCCGAAAGTAAAACTTCTGAAACTGGCCGATGTGGTAAAGGCCATGCAGCTCAGATACGGATTTTACTACACGTTCTTAGGCATGAAGAAAGCCGATGGTATGAACCGCCGCTTGATGTTGAAAGGCTATGAGGCGAACGGATACGAGAACAACGGTATGTGTTATCCTTTGGCCGACTGGACTCAGAAAGATGTTCTGGCCTACATGAAGCAGAACAGCCTACCAGAGCCGGTTAGATATTCGCTGAAGGCCAGTTCGGGCGTAGGCTTTAACTTGGATTGCATGTTATGGCTGGAGAAGAATTACCCACAGGATTTACAGAGAATTTATAAAGTATTCCCGATGGCTGAGAGAATCCTTTGGGAACATAAACAAAAGCAATAGGTATGGAATTGAGCAAATATATTAAGAGTGAATCGGTAGAACTCAACCGCTCTGCCATTCACTTCGCAGATTATAATCCCCGGAAATTATCTGAAGAATCCCGTAAGACGTTGAAACGAGGAATCAAGAAGTTTGGACTGGTAGGCGGTATTGTAGTCAATAAGCGGACCGGACTGACTGTGGTAAGCGGTCATCAGCGTCTAACAGTCATGGATGAACTGCAGAAGTTTCCGGAAATAGACTACAGAATCCGCGTCGATGTGATTGACGTGGACGAGAAGCAGGAAAAGGAGTTGAACATACTCCTAAACAATCCTAACGCGCAGGGAGTATGGGACTATAACGCATTGGCTCGATTAGTTCCGGATATAGACTACCAGGATGCCGGCCTGACAGCTGCAGACCTTAACATGATTGGCTGTGATTTTCTTCTCCAGACAGAAGAAGAAAGTTCTATCGCCGATGCCCTAGAGGATATGATGGCACCAGTCACAGAACAGAAGGAACCCGAAAAGGCCGCAAAGCAGATGGAAAGAGCTGAGAAGGTAGCCCACATGAAAGAAGTCAAGCAGCAGGTTAAGGACGCAGCCCAGAAACAGGCTCAGGATATGGATGCTTATCTGATGCTTTCCTTTGATACTTTTGAAGCCAAAGCTGCTTTTTGTGAAAGATTTGGATATGATCCATATTCCAAGTTTATCAAGGGTGAGGTATTTGATGAACAGATAGAAAGAATTGAATAACAACATGAAATTTTAGGAGGAAAGCCGAGTTAGAAGAAAAACATATAGTCAGTTGTATCAACAGTCAAGACGAATAATGTACAACGCCGGAAGGCAATACGGGCTTGGTACAGACAGACAAAGAAGTATAAGAGACAGAACGAAGTCTATAATGGAAAGATATGCGGCCAGGATAGATAGCTATTTCTCAAAGAGAGGAATTGATATTTATGGTGATAAGCCTGTTTCTCGCCGCATTTATATGGGCAACAATAATGGATGAAATATGGTAGGGGATTTTATTCTTTGGCTAAAGACGTTTTTTGGGCAGAATCTTTTTTGTATCCATCATTATGTTTGGAAAGGACCATTAGATTTCCGCTATGAAATTTGTGATAAGTGTGGGAAATTGAAAAAGAATTGAATAATTATGAAAGCATCAGAAGAATTTGGTGAGGTTATTGATAGAATAGACAACTTGATAGGAGCATTGGAGTTACCTATGCCTGCAGAGTTTCATGTAAATCAGATGAAGCATGAACTCAGTGAAATATCGGATAAATTGAAACGAGTATACGTCGAAGAAGAGGGTGAAAACCCTTGGGAGGAATAAATGATGAAAAGTGAATCTCAACATAAGAAACATCCAGGAGGAAGAAAGCCCAAATTCGATTACAGGGGTGAGGAATTTCTTTCTCAGGTAGAAACGTATGCCAAAAAGGGATTCACTGACCGGGAAATAGCTTTCGCGCTCGGGCTGAATCCGACCTACTTCTACGAAATGAAGTCAAAATATTCGGAGATAACTGACGTATTAGCGCGCGGGCGTGCGACAATCACCGCCGCTGTGCGTGCGAAGTTCCTTGCGGTGGCTTTGGGCGGTATCAAGACAAAAAGCACTGTAGTAAGGAAGCTGAAAGACCAAGACGGCAATCTGACCGGAGAAGAAGAACTTCAGGTGAGCGAAAGCGAGCTGGCTCCAAACCTTCAGGCTATGTCTGTCTGGCTGTATCATCACGACGATGAATGGAGGAAGGTTGAACGTCGTCAGGACGAAGATGCAGATATTCCAAAGGATATTGACCATGGAATTTCTATTGACTCATGGATTAAAGACAAACTGAAATGATTGTACCCCAAGCGATATATCATCCGCTATATACCGATAGCGAGAAATTTATCATCCTTATCACCGGTGGTCGTGGATCGGGGAAGTCTTTCAACGCTTCTACCTTCATTGAGCGTCTGACATTCGAAATGACTCCCACAGAGAAGATAGTCCACCAGATTCTATACACCCGTTATACGATGGTATCTGCCGGGATGTCTATCATTCCAGAGATGATGGAAAAGATAGATTTAGACGGAACAACGAGGTATTTCAAGACCACAAAAACCGATATAGTAAACCGGATGACCGGCAGCCGTATCATGTTCCGTGGTATCAAGACATCTTCCGGGAATCAGACCGCTAAACTAAAATCTATTCAGGGTATCACCACCTTTGTCTGTGATGAAGCAGAGGAATGGACCAGTGAGGAAGAGTTTGACAAGATTATGCTCTCCATCCGTAAGAAGGGAATTCAGAACCGGATTATCATTATCATGAATCCCTGTGACTCCAATCACTTCATCTACAAGAAATACATCGAGAATACTCACCGGCTGGTGGAGATTGACGGCGTTCAGGTTCAAATCTCAACCCATCCGAATGTACTTCATATCCATACGACTTACTTCGACAATATAGAGAACCTTTCTCCTGAGTTCCTGAATGAAGTCAAGGAGATGAAAGAGAAGAATCCGGAGAAGTACGCTCATGTGGTTATCGGTCGATGGGCGGACGTGGCCGAAGGTGCCGTGTTCAAGAAATGGGGTATCGTGGATGAGTTCCCAATGTGGTGCAAGAAGGTGGCTATCGGGCTGGATTTCGGTTATACCAATGATCCTACAGCAGCTATCCGGTGCGGTATCGTAGACAATGCACTATATCTGGATGAAATAGATTACCGTACCGGATTACTTTCCGGCGATATTATAAAAGTCTTGCGCCCTTGGAATCTGAGAGTGATTGCCGACAGTGCGGACCCGCGACTCATTCAGGAAATCCACAACGGAGGTATCAAGATTTATCCAGTAGAGAAAGGACAAGGTTCTGTCAATGCCGGTATAGACAAGATGCAGGGTATGGAAATTTTCGTTACTAAACATTCGTACAACCTTCAGCGGGAGTTCAGAAATTATGTATGGGCAAAGGATAAGGATGGAAACTACATCAACGAGCCGGAAGACCACGATAATCATGGTATAGACGCTGCACGTTACTATGTACTGGGTGAACTGCTCGGCAGGATTATGAAACCCAAAGACATTTCAGGAGTATTTGGACATTAAACTTTGAAATATGACTTTAGAAGAAATTTTAGCTATGCCGGAAGTAGAGAGAAAAATCTACTATTTGAAGAAAGGACGAAAGACCGAGCAACCAAACGCTCACGCCCTTTACAACGACTGGAATCCGAACAAGCACGAGATAGTGATTGATGAGGAAAAATATCCGAAAATCAAAATCACGACTCAGCCTGAGAAACGGATCACAGACCCGACAACAGGTAAAGAATATGTTGAACCGGCGGTGAAGAAAGAAGTTGATCCGAATAGGATAGCACTTCCTATCGAGCAGGATATCGTAAACCTTCAAACAGCTTTCACAGTTGGAACAGAACCGACACTTGATTGTCAGCCGGATCAGTCGGAAGAAAGTCTTCTTTCTGCCTTGAAGCAGGTATTCAAGAAGAATAAACTGAAATACCAGAACAAGAAAGTTGTTCGGGCATGGCTGGCCGAGCAGGAAGTGGCTGAGTACTGGTATGTGGTGAAGGATGACGGTTTTTGGGCTAAACTCAAACGAAAAATTTCAGGAATCTTCGGAAAGTCAAAACCTGAGTACCGTCTGAAGAGTGCCATCTGGTCCCCGTTCCGTGGTGACAAACTCTACCCTTTCTTCAATGACCAAGGGGATTTGGTTGCTTTGTCCAGAGAGTATAAAAAGAAAGATCTGAATGACGTGGAGATTACCTGCTTTATGACCATTACCAAGGATATGGTTTACCAGTGGGAGTTGACGAGTAGCTGGTCCGACAAAGGTTCATTTACTCATGGCTTCAAAAAAATGCCGGTTATTTATATGTACCGACCAGAAGCATACTGTGAAAAGATAAAGAGCATGCGTGTAAGACTGGAGAAACTTCTTTCTAACTATGCAGACTGTATCGATTACCACTTCTTCCCTATTCTCATGCTATTTGGTAACGTGGAGAACTTCTCCGGTGAGTTCAAAAACCGGGTGGTCGAGCTGACCGGCCAGGGAGCAAATGCCCAGTACCTTACCTGGTCTCAGGTGCCCGATACAGTAAAATTTGAAGTGGAGACGCTGTTAAGTCAGATTTACGGACTGACAAACACACCTAGAATCTCCTTCGACTCTTTGAAGGGTACAGGTAATGCTGTTTCCGGTGTAACCTTTGATTATGTGTTCATGTCAACCCACCTGAATGTGGAAAACCTGAATGAAACAGTCGGAGAGTTCATGCAACGGCGTGTGAACTTTCTTATCTCCGCGTTGGGTTCCGTGAATTCCACCCTAGAAGAAGCCTCCGAGACTATTGACGTAGATGTTCAGATGCAGCCCTACAAGCTGGAGGATATAAAAGACAAGATAGACACAGCCATCAAAGCAAAAGACGGGGAGATTTGGTCACAGCAACGAGCCATAACATTTGTGGGGAACGTGGATGCAGTTTTGGACGAGATTGAAGCCATCAAGGAGGAGCAGGCAGAGAAGCAAAAGAACGACATCAATATGAAGAACGTGGCTTAAAAACATATAAGACAATAAAAAATAGCGGTATCTTTCGAGGTATCGCTATTTTCTTTATCATAGTAAAAACATGAATACTTCTTTGTAATTATTCGTTATTTTACTATATTTGCATTGTAATTAAGTCTTAAACGCTATGAGCTACAAATCAGTTAAAGACGTTGTAACGCTGCTTACTGAAAATGGCTTTTGGTTCGTGAGGCAGAAAGGCAGTCACATGGTTTACACTGATGGTAGCCATGTAGTGATTGTCCCAGACCACGGCAAGAAAGGCGTTGAGAAAGGCACTTATTACAACATTCTGAGGCAAGCGGGGCTAAAATAGCCCCCGCCTCTTTTGTTTAACGATAAAAAGGAGGTCAGTATGAAAACCGTAGAAGTGATTGTAGAACATGCTGGAAATAATCTTAGTGCCTATATTGAAGGTGCTCCGGTGATTACTGTCGGTAACGACGTAAAGGAAATCGAGAAGAACATGAAGGAAGCTGTTGAACTTTACTTGGATTCATGCAAGGAGATGAACATCGCTCCAGTGGAAGTATTGCAGGGAGAGTTCACCTTGAAGTTCAAGATAGATGCTGCTACCTTCATCAACTATTATAGCAGTATCTTTACCAAGGCCGCTCTAAGCCGGATAACCGGAATCAATGAACGCCAGTTGTGGCATTATGCGGCTGGAGTACACAAACCACGTAAACAGCAGTTGGAGAAGATTCAGAAAGGTATTAATGCTCTGACAGAAGAACTGTCTGCTATAAATTTGTTGTGATTTTATGTCTGAGCTAATTTCTAAAATATGGAATTTCCTTGAAAATAAAAGAATTTCAGTCCCAAGAAAAATATCCATCACTATACTGATAATATTATCAATATTGTTTGTTGATAATATTGTAGGATTTTCTTACTTATACATAAATTCTCAAGAACTTGATTATTTGTTAAAAATTGAAAAAACAAAAGTAGCATTAAAGCAAGATACAATAACTTGTAAGTTACTTGATGAAATGAAATATGATTTTATTAATAGGAAAACAGTAGTAGAGCAATTTCTTGAATTATTTGATAATCAGTCTACATTAGAAGATAAGATTTCTAATAATATGCAAGAAATCGATAGGAAAAATATCCAAAGAAATCAAATTTTGCATACAGTATCTTCTTCTTTATTTTGGATTATATGGTTAATAATATTTTTGTTTATGCTTATAATATCTCCATTTGCTCCACCTGAAAATAAATGGGGTTTAATATTAGGAATGGTGATAGGGATTAGTGGAATGTCCATTTTAATTTGGGTAACACAATGGATGTTCGGGCTATTACCTATATTCTTTAATCGTCCGTGGATAAATTACACATTGCAGTTTATTTTAAATCTAATTCCGATATTTATTTTAACGCGTGGAAGTATAAGGAACAAATTGATAACTTAATAAATAATCAGTTTAGCGTGATTACTTAGGTAGTCACGCTTTCTTTTTGTCTAAAAACGAACATTCTCCCAATTGTTTCGTATCGTTAGCCTTAAAATTTCCCCTTCCCTTTCTCTATAAGTAAATTTACCGTATGAAATTATTAATCAAACTCATACGGTATGACAATCTTTGAACAAATCTTGGCAGGACTGCAACAGAAATTCTCTGGGGCGGATACTGCCACACTTACCCGTATAGCTACGAAAAAGGCTGAGGGTGTAACGGACGAAACGAAGGTAACCTCCATCGTTGAGGGTATTTCATTTCAGGACGTGATGCAAAATTATGGTGATTTCCGTGCAGGACAGGCACAGGCTTCCGGTGTTTCTAACTACGAGAAGAAGTATGGACTGAAAGACGGAAAACCTATCGAGAATCCGAAACCAGAACCACCGAAACCAAACGACCCTCCGAAGCCGCAGGAAACGGACATCGCAAAGTTGATTGCTGATGGTATCGCCGCTGGTATTAAGCCGTTTGCCGACAAGCTGGCCAAAATGGAGGAAAATGAAGCGCAGGCGCAGCGCAATTCTCAGATTTCAGCAGTGGCGAAGAAGTATGGTATTCCCGAATTTATGCTGAAAGACCGCAACATTCCTGAAAACACGGACTTGGATACTTATTTCAAGGACATGAAGCAGGATATGTCTAACAACGGGTTTCAGTTCTCCAAAGCTCCTGAAACTGCCGAACAGAAACAGGAGAAGGAGGCGAGCGGGTTTGCCAAAATGATTGAGGCGGACACAAAATCTATTGTCGAACAACAAAACAAGTAATTTATGTCAGCAGGATTTAAGTACAACATTGAGCCTGAACCGTCCATCGAGGAACGCTATGACGTTTCTACCGGTGTAAGACGTAGAGGCCCTTACAAGCTGGACACGACCAACCTTGTCGCTGGTTCGTTCCTTCCATCCTTCACGCCGATCGCCGCAGACTTGGTAAAGAAAACTGCCCAAGTGGCTATCCGTGTGGAAGTCTATGAGAAATTTACAACCGGTTCCAACACCACATTGAAGATCAAGAAGAACTCTTTGGCTTATGTGGGTATGCATCTTGGAAACGGTGCACATGGAGCAACCATCAACTCCATCGACAAATCAGATAAGGCTTTCGACAAGTTGACGTTAGCAGCAGACTTTGGTGATACTTTGGAAGCTGGTACTGTACTCTATGAAGCTACAGCAGTAAACGGCACAACTCCAAAAGTTATTGCAAACTCGGCTTTGTATGAAAGAAAGCAGGTAGAGGATGGTATCGTACTGGTTGCCCTTCTGATGCGTGCGTTTGAAATCGAACCTACCAAGTTGGCAATGCCTTTCGCAGATATTGATAAGGCTAATATGCCACACTTCCAGTTTAACGCTCCCGATGTGAAAGCGCAAGGCGAAACGGTTTACACTGACGCTACGCAATCTGCAAGCGGATTGATGAGCGCGACGGACAAAAAGAAGCTGGACGGTATCGCAGCCAACGCCAATAAGTACACACTTCCTGTAGCTTCATCTTCTGCATTGGGTGGAATCCAGCTTGGATTTGCTCAAACCGGGAAGAAATATCCGGTTGCGGTTGAAGGCAATAAGGCTTATGTGGAAGTTCCTTGGACAGACAACAACACGACGTACAATGCTGCAAGTGCAAGTACGTTAGGGCTGGTTAAACAAGGTGCAGCCGTGGCAGATGCTGGCTCGGATGATATTCAAACTAAATTAAATGCCCTGTTAGCTTCATTGAGAACTGCCGGGGTAATTGCCAAATCTTAAAGTCAGGAGGACAAGATTATGATGTTGACTATTCATACACTTTTCAATGACCCGAACATCGTGAACGCGGTCATCCAGCGCGTCCTTCAGACACGTAAGGATACTATCTACTGGCAGCAGTACCTCGATTTCCGTAGAACGACTACCCGTGTGTTCAAGGACTACATCGGTCAGGTTACTGGTGTGATGGCTGGTTCCATTAACTCACGATACGGCGAGAAGCCTATCCGTGAACGCCGGAATATCGGCTCAGGATATGGTGAAATCGCTTATCTTGGCGATGCTTACCAAATTTCCATTGACCGCTTGTCTGAGCTTCAGGATTTGATTGACAAGTTCAATGCAGCTAAACCTGCCGACCAGGTAGCAGCCATGCAGGAAATTGTGAACTTCATCTACGACGATTACCGCCAGGTACTTTTAGCAGCGCACAAGCGCATGGATATTATCGTAGGTTCACTTCTGATGACCGGAGAAGCAACAGTCAAGAACAAGGACGACAATGCCGGAGGTATTGATCTGCTTAACATTGAATTGCCATTCAAGTTCATTAAGCCTGATACTGGTGCGAAGACGAACTTCATCACCTATTTGCAACAGCAGATTAATGCACTGAAAGCGGACTATGGTAATTTCCAGAAAATGATCATGTCTCGTGGAACTTTCGTAAAGAATATCATCGGATCGGCTGAGTTTGGTGACAAGTTCAAGATGCAGCTTACAGGAAATGAGATGTATCTTTCAACCGGGTTGATTACCTCTCAACTGGCTTCCCAAGTGTTCACTGGCATCGGGCTTCCGGCCATTGAAATCAAGGAAGATTACGTAAAAGACCAGACCGGAAAGAACGTACAGATTTACACCGACGACCGTATCACCTTGCTTCCGCAGGATGAGGTCGGTTATATGCGTTTCCACACTCCGTACGAAGCAGTGGACGGCGTACCGGGACGTAACTACACCCAGGCAGACGGTGATATGCTTATTTCCGGTTACAAGGACAAGAACGGCCGTTATCTGGAATACACTGCAGAGTGGATTCCTCAGATTACGAACCCGAACCTGATTGTGAACTTTGATTTGTCAACCATGAACGCATGATAGTAAATGACTACATATCACAGACGTTTCAGACCTTCGGCATCAATTTGTCGGAGGCTGACCTTTTGGAGATAAGTCTGTCTTCAGGAATAAGCGGAGAGGATGAGATGGGCCCGTCAAACATCGGCCTTGTGTCGGTGGCTATGGCGAAGTTCATCCCCTCTCTATTACTCCGTGCCACTTCCATCAGCGAGAACGGCTTTTCTATGTCCTGGAATACTCAGGGCTTGAAAGAATACTACTCTTTCTTATGTAAGAAGTACGGCCTTGAGGACACGTTAAGCGATAAACCTAAAGTCAGATTCCTATGATATTCGCTCCGCATACATTACAGGTTAAAGTCATCATTCCGATGGAAACCGACGAGTTCGGCCGGCCCATTCCCGGTACCGGAGGAGAAAGCTGGCAGGACGTGTGCAAGTGCCGGTGTGATGACAACTCCACCAAGGAGTTTACTTCGGAGAACGGCGAGGTGTACCGACCGAATTTCCATGTTGTTTGCGAGAAAAGAATCTCCCTGAAGGCTGGTGATGAAGTAAGATGTATGGACGGTGAGAATATCCGGGGAACTGGCAGGGTTTACATGGTTAAGAATACGAATTATTTTGGTTACTCAGAGCTATGGATGTAAAGTTTGATTTTTCGGACGTGGATAGCTTTTTCGAGCAAGGTTATGCCGAGGTGAAAGCCGTTGAAGATAAAGTCGGCAAAGAAGCTGTCGATTATGCTGTAAAAAATGGTTCTTATCAGAACCGGACCGGCAAACTCCGCAAGTCAAACAAATATTCAGTTCAGGATGATGGCCTGGAATTGAGGAATGAGGCGGAATACGCTTCGTTCGTGGAATCTAAAGGCTACGAAGTCCTGACTGGTGCAGCCCTATTTGCAGAGAAACGATTGAAGGAGGAAATCAAATGATAGTGACCACCGACATAGCGAACATACTCTACCGTGACTGCCAGCCTTTTGGCATATCTATTGTTCCTCACGGCAAGAAGCTGACGGGACCGATGAAGTCTGAAAGGATCGTCATTCACTCTAAGAAACAGCAGCCGGGAACGTACTGGAAGAAATCCTTCGTTGAGGTGAATCTTTGCGTTCCTGACTTAAAAGAAGGTGAAGCCAACACCATCCGGCTGAACGAACTGGAGAAACAGGCTCAAGGACTATTTGACGGTATGACAGGGCGTTATAACGATACTACCTATCATTATTCCATCGAGTCAATCGGAACTGAGGAGGACACATCCTTAAAGTGTCACTATGTGAATGTAAGAATTTTGTTTGAAGTTTTAAATGTGAAATAATATGGCAGAAGCAAAGAAAATCACAGCCGTGAATATCAAGAAACTTTGGTATGGCGAAACAAGTGCTATCACGGCCGATTTGACCGGACAGGCGTTATACACTCTCTTGCAGGGTGAAACCCTGAAAGAAGTAAAGAACATCCATCAGGATACATGGACACTTGAAGAAGCGGAAGCGAGCCGCACCAGCTACAAGAACCAGCTTACGAATCAGACCTATCGTAGCGACAAGGAGATGGGCGATGTGACCGTCAACTTTACGATTGGAGAGTACGACTATCCGACGAAGAAAGACCTTATGGGCGGCGACGTCATCAACACCGACAAGGGATGGAAACGAGCCAGAGGTAAGGTGAACATCGAAAAGCTGATTGTGGCCCAAACCGAAGACGACCAGTATTGCGTCATTCCCCGCGCCGACATCGGTGCCCGTGAAGCGACGACAGACAAGGCTATCGGCCTTCCGGTAAGTGCCGTGGAACTGGAGCCGAAAGACTCAGCTATTGCTCCGGAATACTGGTTCGATTCAGAAGAGGTAAAGGAAGCATGAACAGATGTTGCGGTAATAGCAACACCTTCAGATGCAACAGTAAAGCTGGACGGGCAAACGGTCAAGACCAAGAGGGTGAAATCTGGGATATCCGTTTCCTATGAAGTATCAAAGGCAGGCTATACCACACAGTCAGGAAGTATACCTACCTCCCTGTCTGATGCTTTCAAGACCGTTGAGAAGAAAATAACTCTCGCTCAAGAAAGTGGCGGTTAGTTTTCAGGATGTTTAATGGGTGGGGCTTCGGCTTCACCCTTTTTCTTTTAGTTATGAATCAAGGAGCAAAAATTATATCAGAATCTATTATTGGCAGTGACTTTAGAACAGTATTTGTTAATGGGAAAGCATATACTGTTTATCCGCCTACAATCCATAAGTTAGCCGGAGCCATCTCCCATCTGTCAGACGTACAAGAGGCCGAAAACTTGAAAAATGTTCTGCTCTCCTTAGGAGAAAGCGAGGCTTATTCCAAGGCATTATCCTGGCTGATTACAGGTGATGAAAGTTTGAGTGAGGAGTTAGCTAAAGGAACATATGAAGAAAATGTGAACGCATTAGATGAAGCCTTTTCCATGATTGATTCAAAGGTTTTTCTCAAAGCTGTCAGCTTGGCGAGGAACGTAAGCCTGCTGGCAGCGAAACCGAGGTTGTAGGAAATGATACTCTCCTGGGACAGATTGCGTCGTTCATGGAAAATCTGCACCTGTCATACCGGGAAGTGGTCTATGAGATACCATACAGGAATTTAGTATTAATGCAGCGCGATAAGCTCCATACCGTTACCGGGACCAAGGTTACAAAGGTAAAGGGTAAGGATATGGCTTCACGCAGAAGAAGAAACAAGAAATAGATATGGCTACACTATATTTTAAAGTAAGTTCAGACTATGACGAAGTCATTCGTCTGAGGCAGGAATGTGAGAAGCTGGAAGCACAACTCAAAAAGATGGACGTGAACAAATCCCCTGCAGCCGCAAAAGCATTGGAAACCCAATTGGCATCTGCTCGCCAACAAATGATGGGATTAGTAACTGAGGCGGCTAAGGCTGGTGCTGTAATGGAGAATGATTTGAAGAAAAAGCTTAATTCTGCGTCAAAGGCCTCCGATGAGCTGACGGAGGAAATTATCAAACAACGGAAAATCATCCGTGATACGCAGGATGATGTCAGACGGCTGTCTGATGAATATTCAAAGATGGGTAAGTATTCTCCTAATTCAAAAGCTAAATTGGCTGAACTGAATACAGCTAAAGCAGCCTTGAACGAGCAGAGATATTCCCTTGGCGAGTTACAGGACCAGCAGGCCAGAAACAGGCTTGAAGTGAGGAAACTTACGAGAGAGTACAAGGAGTTTGCCAGTGGAACGAATAACGCTGATGAGATAGTAAAATCCCTGACGGATTCTTTAAAGCGTACAGCCGCTGAAATCGGTGGACTGGTGGCGATAAAGAAATTCGGCTCCGATGTGATTGAAGCAACCGGAAAGATGCAGCAGTTACAGGTAGCTCTTTCAACCATCCTTCAGGACAAATCAAAAGCGGACCAGCTCATCGCCGATATTGTCCAGTTCGCGGCCAAAACACCATTCAATCTTGACGATGTAGCGACCGGAGCAAAACAGCTTTTGGCTTACGGCTCTTCTGCCGATAATGTCGTGAATGAACTTTCCATGCTTGGAGATGTGGCTTCCGGACTGCAGATTCCTATCGGACAGCTTATTTATCTGTATGGAACACTGCGTACCCAAGGACGTGCCATGACAGTAGACATTCGTCAATTCGCCGGACGAGGTATTCCAATCTACGAAGAACTGGCCAAGGTATTAGGAGTTTCCAAAGACCAGGTAGGTGAACTTGTGAAAGAAGGTAAGGTCGGATTTAAGGAGGTCGAACAGGCCTTCAAAAACATGACATCCGAAGGAGGAAAGTTTGCCAACCTTATGGAAAGTTCCGCCGGGACGTGGCCCCAGCGACTGTCGAATATCGAAGATACCCTCTTCCAGAAGATGAATGAGTTCGGGAACAAGTACAAGGAAGTTTTCGAATTCGGTATCGGTACAGCCGAGGATTTGGTGGAAAGTCTTGATGACGTATTGTCTGTCATGGGCGGACTGATTGCAGCTTACGGAACGTATAAGGCCGCGTTGATTACCGCAGCTGTAGCACAGAAGGCGGTCGGATTCGTTGAAAGTATCCGTCTGATTGGAATGTATAGGAAGGAATTAGGACTTGCTACTGCCGCACAACAGGCTTTCAACCTGGCTTCGAAATCCAATGTATATGTCACTCTGTTGGCTGCGTTAGTAGGGATAGGTACGGCGGTTTATATGTTCATCAAGAGGACAAATGAAGCAGCGGCAGCGCAGGAAACTCTCAATTCGGTTAACAAGAAGGCCGATGAGGAATTTTCCCGGCAGGCCGCTACGGTAGACCGGTTGTCAGACGTATTGAAAAGTGAAACGTCATCCCTTGACCAGAAGAAGAAAGCTCTGTCCGATTTGCAATCCATCATTCCTTCTTACAATGCCAGTCTTGATGAAGAAGGTAAGCTGATAAACAATAATACCGAGGCTATAAAATCCTATTTGGCGCAACTGGAAAAGCAGATACGGATGAAAGCTGCACAGGAAGAGTTGGAAGAACTGTACCGGAAGAAGCGGACACAGGAAAAGCAGCAGAAACTTGCTACGGAGAATTACAATGAGGCTAAATCTTTGTACAATTCATCTGTGACAATGACTGGAAGCGCATTACAAAACAGAGGAGTCAATACAGGTGTGGCCGTATTCTCTCAAAATAGTGCAGTAAACAATCAGCTCAAAGATAGTACGAATAAGGCCAAGAAAGAATTGGATTCCGTAAACAAGGAATTAGGCGAAACGGTTTCTGCCATCACTGAACTGGAAAAAGAAATTGAGAAATCGTCTTTATCCGATAATAAAGAATCCCCACAGTCTTCCATATCCAAAGAAGTAGAAAATGCCACCATACGTATCAAGACACTCAAACAAGAGATTGCCGACCTTCGTAGCGGAAAATTACAGGCAGAAGCCGGTAAAACCGTAGAATCTGCTATCAAGGCAAAGGAAAAAGAGTTGCAAAGTGCAGAGAAAACGCTTGAGATACTTACCGGCGTCAGGAACAAGGATGTGTCAAGAGAAAACGCGACAGCATTAGCCGGAGGGAAACTTTCAGACTTGGAACGTAAACAAGCATTAGAACGTGCAAAAGAAGCTGTAGACTTAGAAAATCTGGTTGAACAGGCACGCATTAGTGCTATGGCCGATGGAAGTGAGAAGATACTTGCACAACGTGAGTTTGATAACAAGAAGGAATTGCAAGCTATTGACCAAGCTAAAGAAGAGTATATTCAGAAGGAAATCCAAAGACAAAAGGAAATTTTTGACGCAACAGAGGAACTGAAAGCAAAGAAAAACCCTAAATACAAAAAGCGTAGTTTTGACTCTTCTACTGTTACTGTAAACAGTTCCTCTTTTGACATCCTAAAAGAAAATACAGACAAGCGGCAAGTTCAGGAAGATCTGAATGCACAGCGGGAAGCTATGAATGCTTATTTAGCTGAGTATGGCACCTATATGCAGAAGCGTCAAGCTATTATTGAGCAATATCAGGATAAGATCAACAAGGCTACTACCGAAGGAGAAAAATTAACCTTGGGCAAACAACGAGATCGTATCTTATCCGGTATAGATGAACAAGCTAACAAGACAATTTCTGCTGTTTCCCAGTTGTTCGGAGATATGAAAGACAAAACTCTGAAGGACCTTGAGGATATCAATGTAGCTGGGCAAAAGGCATTAGAGTTTCTGAAATCCGGGCAGTGGGACGAACAGAAAGGTAAGGAACTTGGAATTACCAAAGATAATTTTGAGACTTGGAGTAATGATCCGGAAAAGATAAAGGCTATTTCTGATGCCCTAGTAAATAACAGAAAAGCCGCAGATGATCTCCAGCCAGCTTATAAGAAAGTTGCTGATGGTATAAAAGATGCGTTCAATGCCGGCAATGACAGTAAGAAGCTCGAAGAAGCTCTTGCAAGAATCAAGAATGGTCTGAATGATATTATGCAGGTAGGATCATTCCTTTCTGATACATTTTCTTCTCTTGGTGATGCCTTTGGTAATGATACTTTTACAGATATTGCAGATGGTATTAACGTTGCTATGGATGCTGCTAATTCAGCAATGCAAGGAGCACAAGCTGGATCTGCATTTGGCCCTTGGGGGGCAGCAGCTGGCGCCGCTATAGGTTTGGTTAGCTCACTTGCTTCTTCTATAGCAAAAATCCATGATAAAAAGAATGAAAAACGTATTCAAGAATTACAAGATCAAATTGAAGTTCTTGAGAAATCATATGAGAGACTTGGTAATTCCATTGAAAAGGCATATTCTAAAGATGCTTCTAATTTAATTAATCAGCAAAATAAACTTTTAGAGCAGCAAAAGGTTCTCATTCAACAACAGATTAGGGAAGAACAAGATAAAAAAAAGACAGATAATGACCGTATTAAAGAATGGCAACAGCAAATTGAAGAAATCAATAATTTGATTGAAGAAAATAAAGAAAAAGCTGTAGACGCTATTTTTGGAGAAGATGTAAAAACTGCTATAGAAGACTTCGCTTCTGCATATGCAGAGGCTTGGTCTAACGGAGAAGATAGAGCCGAGTCAGCAAAAGACGCGGTGAAAAATATAATGCGCCAGATGGTTACAGAGTCTATTAAGTCCGCAATTCAAGCTTCTGGATCAATGGAGAAAATAAGGCAGAAACTTCAGGAATTCTATGCCGATAATGTCCTTTCAGGATGGGAGCAAAATTATATCTACAATATGGCTGAAGAACTCCAGAAAGAGTTGGATAAACAATTTGGTTGGGCTGATAGCCTTATGAAGGATGATTCCAAAGAGCAACAATCTGCCTCCGGTAGAGGTTTCGGTACAGAAATGACTCATGAGGATGCTGGTGAATTAAGTGGGAGGTTTACTGCTGTATATGAGTCAAACCTTCGCATAGAAACAGCTACCCAACAACAGACGATTGCTATTACAGAACTTCGCGGATCAATTTCCAGCTTAATTACTCAGGCGCAGGGTATGTATAATATTGCTGATGAAACACGCACTATATTAGCTAACTCCTATCTAGAATTGCAGCAAATCAGAGAAAATACAGGCGAGATTATTAAGCCAATTAAACAGATACAAAAAGATATAGAAGAAGTAAAACGTAACACATCAAGATTATGA